CAGCATCTTCTTATAGGGCAACTGCATCTTCTTATACTTCTTTGCTTCATCCTTGGATGCAGCGTGTGTCTGCTTATATTTCAATGCTTTCCTTGTCTTATATACCTTGTGGTAATTGTCATTCGTTGCCGCCCTTGTGACCAATCCCCAAGCTATCAGCATAGAAGGGTAGTAGTTGTTCACATCTACGTGATACAATGCACCTTTGAAGTGTGACGGTTTGGCGGTTGCTCCATGCAGCCCACCAAAACCGAACGTGTGCGGAATCCCGGCAACGGTTGTGTCAAGTGACCTTTTATAAAAATACTTTGACCACCAATAATCATCAGTCCAGTCATATTTGTACCGTTCGGACTGCTTTGTCTTGGGGTCATGGTAGATTTTTTTCATTTCCTCTGTACAGTCATGCACTGCATTTTCAAACCAGTCCATGACGTACTTATATTTTTTCAGCCGGATGCAAGGAAGGAAGAAATAATCAAATTCATCGTCAAAATCCTTCTTTTCACACCCAAGCACCTTTGCAGTGATCCTTGCTTCACTGTCACCGATATTTGAAAGACTTACCATGTCCGGGAATGCCTGAACTATACCGTGCATTGCTTCAAATACGTCAGCGGTCTGCAAGAACACTTTGATTGTTTCTTCTACGTCATGCCGACAATAGAACACTGTCTGTTCAATTTCAGCCTTTGTCAGCGGTCTGTCAATATCAAAGGGGACTTCTGTTTCTTTGATGTTTGAACCAAGAAAACCTTCCATCGTTTTCAGTCCGACCGGGGGGTTTGGCATCACATCATAATTGATCATTGGAATCCTGTTGAATGCCCTTGAAAACTGCCACCCTTCACCACCCTGAACGATGATATAATCATTGATTTCCTTTGGGTTCATCCCCAGTAATATACCTTTCATGATGTACTGATCATAGTGTCGGTTATTGAACCCAACCCATATGTCACTTCTATTTGCTTCATATAGGGCTTTCAGCTTGTCCGGGTCATTGATTATCACGTGTTCTTTTTTCTCGGTCATATCAATGAAAACTGCCAACCAGTCATGCTTGAAAACCTCAAAATCATAGAAAATAATAAGTCATCACCCCACTTTTCTAAATTTCCACCCTTTTGTTTGTTTCTGTGTACCTTTCAGCACACGTTGAATCAGTGCCGGGTATGTGCCGCATGATGCAGCAGCTTCTTCTATACTTTCAAACTGAAACTCTTTATTGTTAAATATCCCAACTACTGCAACACCTTTTTTGTGAACTGTTTCACTGTGTTTCTTAATATGTGATGACCTTGTGAGCAATTCAAGGTTGTCAATATCCCAGTTCATTTTGTTCTCGTCTTTATGATGAACGATGCACCCTTTAGGAATCTTGCCAAAATGCTTCATCCATTCTAATCTGTGAATGTGTTGGTTCTTACCATCCAACCATACAGCGGGATAATCACCATTCATGTAGACCTTCATTCCTTCATAAAAAATCATATCGTCCACCCCTTTTGAAAAACGGTGGGGGGGGATTGCTCCCTTTACCCACCGTATGTCTTAATCATAGTTAAGAGAACTTAACTTTTCAACAAAAATTTACAGGTCATACACTTCCTTGATATGAATAGGGTTGAACTTCTTTGCAGCATAGTCCACACGGACTTCCACGCTGTTCTGAATCGACTGGAACACGTCAAGCACCTGATCCCCCAAGTCCGCATAATTCACGAATGTGACAGGTTCTTCATCCGGGGAAAGCAGTTCATTCACCCATGAGCATACAGACTTGATTGCCTGTCCGTCAGTCCACTTCGGTGAACTGTTCCCGGTGATAACCCGGTTGAAGAAGATCATGCGTCCTTTCTGTTCACCTTCCTTGATCTTTGCCTGAACCGCAAACATCAGCTTGTCACCCGCATTTGTGGTCTTGATCTCCATTTTCTCAATGCTGACCACATATTCACCATCAGGAACATCCGCAAACTCTGTGTCCTTTGCTTCCTGAACCTCTTTCTGTAATGCCGCCTGATCAACTGCTGCATCAAACTTGCTGAAATCTACTGCCATAATTTTTCACCTTTTCCTTTCATGATAAAATTGTTTTTAACAGGTCAAATGCCTGTACTTCACTGAATCCTACTTCGACAAAAGCATCATAAAGTTGCTTTGCTTCCTTTGCGTCACCCATAACAGACCTTTTCTTTTCAGCGTCCGGGTTCGGTTTCTTCGTGTTCTGTGTCACACTCTGTTTGATTGCTGATGAAAGAATCGTGTTGAAAACTTCATCAGGAATACCAAAAGGATTGTTCATCTTCATAGCCCCTTTCTTAACGTGTCCTTCTTGTTCTGCGTGACCGTCCGTTTGGCACATCAACAGGCGGGTTCATTGCACCGTCAACCGGGTTCGGTGATCCGTTACCCTGTGCAATAGCTTTTCCACCTTCATTGAACTGTTCCTTGGTGATCTGTTCAAGCACCCGGACACCGCCAACAATAACATCAACGGTTTCCCCTTTGTGCTTCATCAGGTAGTTGCCGTCTGACGGTCTGAAAAAATAGGTATCTTCTGCCAGTGTGATTGTCTCACTGTCAGTGTTGTCCGTACCATCATTGACAGGTGCAGCCTGTTCCGCTGCTTTGCGTTCCTTGCGTGTGCGTCTTGGGGGTGTTTCCAGTTCCGGTTTGGGTACTGTGTCCGCAACCGCCGCTGCTTCATCATACGGCACTTCATCCTTGTCAGGAAACGCATCTGAAACCGCCTTGTCACATTCAGCCATATAATCAGCCTGTTTCTGCTGATTTTCTGCAACCACTTCATCATGTGTCTTGGTGCTGCGACTTCTTCTTTTTTTCGGTTCAGACTGTTCAGTCTGTTCAACAGGTGCATCGGTGTTTTCCTGATTCTCTGACTTTGCAGCAGCATTTCCTCTTGCTCTTGACCGCCTACCGTTGGAATCAGGTTGTGCAAGGTCTGATGCAACCGCCTGATCAGCCTGCTGCATATCGTCATCAGACTTGTATTCACCCACTTCATAGAAGTTGCGGATTTTATCAGCCACATATTCAAGGTCATTGTCAATCGCATATGCCGGGAACATCCCCAGTGGTGACTTGGTTGTGTCCTTGCCGCTGTTCTGTGTGTAGAAGTAATATTTTCCCTCATTCACCCCGGTTCTAAGTACAACCGTGAAAAGACCTTCAATGGTGATTTTCTCACGCAACAGTTTCCCGATCAGCTTGACAGTGAAAAGACCTGTGTCAAGTGTTTCGCCGTGGGACATATACGCAACGACCACATCATCAGGAAGTTCCTTGCAGACTTCAATGATTTCAAAGTAGTTTGAACCAAAATCATTGTACTTGTCCCACCCGGTTTCTTTGATGCGGTTCATGTACGGAATTGCAAGGATGTACTGGAAGTCATCAACGATGATCAGTTTCTTTCCCTTTGCAACTTCATCCTTCATGAACTTGGTGATTTGCCGTGCATCTGTCTGATTGCACAACATATCAAACTTTCCCGGATATTTCTGTGCTTTCTTGCCAAAAGGCAATGATTCTTTTTCGGGGCTGACGATTGCAGTAGTTTCCGGGTTGCAATTTCTGATACTGCAAGTTTTGCCGCTTCCGCTTTCCCCGATGATCAACAGTTTCTGTGCCATTATTTTTCACCATTCCTTTCTGTTGGTTCAACTTCACCTTCCAATTTCAGAAGATAGCAGTTTTCACATTTCTGAATTGAAACCGTATTGTAAGTTTTCAAAAGATCATTGATAACTTCTGAAAAATACATGGTTTCTAACGGATATGAAATAATTGTGCATCCCATTATTCATCACCGTCCTTGTCCTTGCGTTCTGTGATGGTGCTTGACCACATATCAGCCCAGTGAATGATCAGTGACAACCACGTTTCATGTCCCTGAATTTCATACTTCATGAAGTCATACAGACCATCATGCGTCAGTATCGCCCATTCTTCATCTTCTGTCAGGTCAATGAACAGGGTTGCCAGTTTGATACTTCTGACCGCATGGGGAACATTAGACAGTTCCTTGTTGCGCTCATAGGGCTTTGCGTCTGACTGCTTCCCGGATTTCAGGATGTTTGGAACATACAACTGCTTTCCATAGTCCCCGCACTTTCCAAGATCATGCAGTGCAGCAGCAATGATGACGGAATCCCTGACTTCTGCATACTTATTCCCAAGAAGGGCATACCCGATGTTTTCAGCCGCCATCATCACGTTGCGTGTATGATGCACAAGACCAAATTCACATGACAGGTGATTCCCCCCGCTGCAAGGTGCAGAAAAGAAACCGATTTCATCCATGTAGTTGACAAGATCCTGCATTCCTTCCCGGTTGGTTGCAAGCAGTCGGTCAACGACATATTTCTTGTTGTCAAGTTCCGTTATGTTCCCTTCTGTGACCTGTGTCACTTCTTCCTTTTTCTTTGTTGCCATAGTTTCAATCTCCTTTGCTTAATTTTTCTTTCCAACGCATCTGTTCCTGTATATTTTCAAGATACCACGCATTAGATTTTTCTTTATGTTCAACCAGTTCTTTGAACTGACTGAAATCTTTTGGATAGAGTAAAACACCATAACCGCCCGCATCCCGGATTTTCTGCAAGTTCACAAGTTGCAGTTCAGTTGGTTCACCGTCCGGGGCTTTGACTTCAATGCCGAAAAACACACCATCTAAACAGGCAAGCAAGTCAGGAATGCCCTTTTTTGTATATGCGGCACCGCCCCAGTATTTCAAAAACCAACCGCCACGGTCTTTCATCCACTGT